AATGCATTTAATGGATTGTTTCCTTTCTTTGATAGGGATCTTAAATTAATGTATTCTTGTATGAAACCACGTAATTATGAAACGTTTTTACAACGTAAAGGAATGTCTCTCGATGATGAGAATAAGACATTTCCATTTAGATGTAATGCAGCTATGGCAAAGCGAAAGAAGTTATTATATAACTCTGAGGCTAAAGTTGATGCTGTTAAACATCTATGTAAACTATACCCTGAGAAGAAGATAATCATATTTTCTCAGACTATTGAATTTGCTGACAAAGTCACAGATGAATTAGGTGATAACTGTGTAAGTTTTCATAGTAAGATTGGTAAGAAGGCGCGTAAAGCTAACTTAGACAAACTTATAGATAACAGAACAAAGGTAACACGTATTTCAACAGCTAAGGCTTTGAACGAGGGCATGAATGTCCCGGATATTTCAATGGCTATTATAGCCAGTGGAACCAGCAAAACAAAAGATCTTATTCAACGAATAGGTCGTGTTGTTAGATGGGAAGAAGGTAAGCAGGCGCTAATCTTTCATCTATATATAGAAGATAGTCAAGAAGAGAAATGGGTTTCTTCTTCTCAGACTGGGTATAGTGTTGAGTTAATGAGACTAGAGCAGACGCAATAGATCGTCGCTGAAGCTATTAAAAGTTGGATAACCAGGTCAGCGCCAAACTGCTCTAGTCCTCATTATTTTGTTGAACTTATCAAACAATTATAGATTAGAGAGTATAGTGCGAACATAAGTACCGCCCCACTACGTGTGGTTAGAAGATGCCACTATAGACGGTCCGTATAAAACGGATGCACTTATTGAAGGAAAGCGCGTAAGTACTTTACTGTGAACATGGAGAGCAGTTTAAGATAAGTGTGAATCAACGGCAAGCCTATACTCTCTTTTCTTTTTATTAACCAATTAAACATTAAAATTATGTCTTATGATAACTGGAAACTCGCATCTCCCGATG